TACAAGTGCTTTAATTGTTAGAGTTGGTATAACACCAGGTGCAACACAAAATTTAGATAGAACAGTGGCTGTTACTGATTTTAGAGAAGGTAAAATACTTAATACTACATTTACAGCTACAGCACAAAACTCATTTATATATGTAGAATCAGATGGTGTTCAATTAGACGTAGATTATGTTAGATGTTCTAGAAGTGATATATTAAATAGAAAATTACCTTATATAACACACGATCATTTTTTACAAAATTTTAAAGCACAAGATGATAGAAATAAAAGTGGTACTTATGGTGATCCATTAAGAATGTATATATTACCAAGTTATACTGCTTTTGGAGTAAGCCCAAGACCTAATAAAAGTGATTTTCAAGTAAGTTATAATTACTATAAAACACATACTGATTTATCTGCACATGGTGATAACATGTCTTTACCAGATAGATTTAGACCTTTAATTGTAGATAGAGCTAAATATTATACTTACATGTTAAGATCAGATCCACAACATGCACAATTAGCAGATAGAGATTTTCAAAGAAAACTTAGATTATTAAAAGTAGACTATGCTACTAAAAATGAATATATGAGATCTGATAGTATTACAGAAAGCGTAGCAACTAATATTGGAGGCAGAGTTAATTAATGAGCATTAAAGATAAATCAGAAGAAAAAGAAAAGGCTATAGATAATATAACTTATAAAACAGATAAAGAAAAGAAACAAGAAAAAAATAATATTAAAGTTGCTAGTGGTAGTTTTACACAGGCTGAAATGTTAGAGTTAAAAAATTTAGGATACGAAAAAGAATCTAAAGATCCTATAAGAATAGGTAAAGATAAAGAAACTGGTATAAGAATACTAAAAGAAATATTAAAATTAAATAGATAAATTATGGTTGTAAATTATTCTTTAAATCAAAATAAAGAACCAGAAGATAATATGAGATATGCTGAAAGAAAATCAGCACGAATGCTCAATAATGGTTTAAATAATCAACCATCTGAAGGTAATTTATTAAAAAAAGAAAAAAAAGATTTTGAAATATTAAAAACAAAAGAATCCAAAAGAGATATCTTTGGGCCTTTAACAAACAAAGAAACAGAAAGATTACAAAATTTATCTATAAAAAGAGAAAAAGAAGATGAAGATCTAACAGGGGGTATGTAGTGAAAACAGAAAAAAAAGAAAAAGCCATAGATAATATATCTTATCAAGAAGATAAAAAAGAAAAACAAAAAAATAATGGTCTACAAACTGCAGAGATACCAAAAGATCTTTCATATGAAGATGCTGTAAAAGTATTTAAAATGAGTCTTGACCGTGATCCAAAAAATACCCAAGAAGTAATAGATTTTTTTAAAAATAGAAAGTTATCAAAATTACCAAATTCTTCAACCAAAGTATAATAAATGCCAACTACAGATTTAATATCACCTTTTGTAGTAAGTTGTGCTGGGGGATTGACATTGAACAAAGATGTATTTTCAATGCGACCTGGTGAGGCACTACTATTACAAAACTTTGAGCCTGATATTAAAGGTGGGTATAGACGTGTTAGTGGTACAACTTTATTTAATACAACACAGATTCCGCAAGGTTCTAGCAATAGTAGTTTAGTTGTAGATTGCTCTATAGTATTTAATGGACAAGTTATAGTTGCAAGAGGTGGAGATATACATAGAGTTTCCACAACTGGTAGTTATACATCTTTAACAACTGGATTAGGAACATCCACTAGAGCATACGACTTTGAAAAATTTAATTTTAATGGAACTGAAAAAATAGTTATTGCAACAGGCCATTCTCCTGCACAAATAATTAATTCTAGTTTTGCAGTAGATGTAGTAAATGCAACAGGTGGTGGTACAGCTCCAACAAATCCTAAATTTGTAAAGGCATTTCAAAACCATATGTTTTATGCTGGTGCAAGTAATCCAGAAGAAATTATATTTAGTGTACCATTTGCAGAAGATAATTTTACATCAGCTAGTGGTGCAGGATCATTTAGAGTTGACTCTAATGTAGTTGGATTAAAAGTATTTAGAAATGAATTAATAGTATTTTGTGAAGATAGAATTTATAAATTAACAGGTACATCATCAAGCAATTTTGCAGTACAAGAAGTTACGAGAAATATAGGCTGTAGAGATGGTGGTAGTATACAAGAGATTGGTGGAGATGTTATATTCTTAGCACCAGATGGATTAAGAACTATTGCTGGTACAGCTAGAATTGGTGACGTTGAACTTGGATCTATATCTAGACAAATACAATCTAGAATTGATGAAATAGGTTTAGATAGAATTACATCTATAATTATTAGGGCTAAATCTCAATATAGAATATTTTACCCAACAACTGCAGGTGGACAAGGATCATCAAAAGGTATTATAGGTGTATTAAAAAATAATCCTAATACAGGATCTATTGGATTTGAATATGCAGATATGGTTGGTATAAAACCTGCATGTACAGATTCTGATTTTATTAGTGGAGTTGAAACACAAGTATTCGGTGGATTTGATGGGCATGTATATAAAATGGAATCAGGAAATAGATTTGCAGCAGGATCAGCAAATAATACTATTCAAGCAGTATATAGATCACCCGATATGGTTATGGGAGATCCAGGTGTAAGAAAATACATGCAAAGAGTTAATCTAAACTATCAAGGTGAAGGTACATCTATTGATGCAAACTTAGCACTTAGATATAACTATGATGATCAGAATAGTCCCCAACCAGCAAAAATTGCACTACCAAATGTAGGTGGTGCTGGACAATACGGAGCAGCTAAATATGGTAATTCATTGTATGATGCATCAGGTGTTCCATTAGTAAGACAAACAGTAGAGGGATCTGGATTTGCAGTAGCATTACAAATAGATGATCAAAATAGTGCAGACTCATTTTCAATTAAAGGATTTCAATTAGAATTTACCCCAGGAGGAAGAAGATAATGGCAGGTTATTCGGCAAGACAGGCTAGTTATACAACAGGAGATACTATAACTGCAGCTCATTCTAATGATGAGTTTAACCAAGTATTGGCTGCATTTAATGCAACTACAGGACACACGCATGATGGAACTGCGGGTGAAGGTGGGCCTGTAACTGCAATTAGAGATGCTAATACTTTAAATAGAGTATTAGTTGATTCTACTAATAATCATTTAGAATTTTATATAAATGTATCATCATCTTCTGTACAACAATTTAGAGTACAGGATGGTGCTATTGTACCTATTACAGATAATGATATTGATTTAGGAACTTCTTCTCTTGAGTTTAAAGATTTATTTATAGATGGTACAGCTAATGTAGATACACTTGCAGCAGATACTATTAGTTTAGGAGGTACAACTATTACTTCAACTGGAGCAGAATTAAATATACTTGATGGAGTTACTTCGACTGCAGCAGAACTTAATATCTTAGATGGTGTTACTTCTACAGCTGCAGAGTTAAATTTACTAGATGGTATTACAGCAGGAACTGTATCTGCATCTTTAGCAGTTATTGCAGATTCTAATAAAGATATATCTGGATTTAGAAACTTAAGTATAACTGGAGATCTTACAGTTGCTGGTGATGATATTACTATGGGTACAAATACTGCAGGTAATTTATTAGTTGCAGATGGTACAAACTTTAATTCAATAGCAGTAGGATCATTATCAGAAATATCTACGGTTGCTGGTGATGATGTATTTTTAGCAGTAGATACTTCAGGTGGTGGACTTAAAAAAATTACAAGATCTACAGTAGTATCAGGGCTTGCTACATCAGGTGCAATATCAAATGTAGTAGAAGATACTACACCACAATTAGGTGGTAATCTTGATATGAATGGCCAAGATATTGTAACTACATCTAATGCAAATATTGAATTAGCTGCAAATGGAACTGGTCATGTAGTTGTAAAAGGTAATAGCAATCAGGGAAAAATTACATTAAATTGCGAAAGTAATAGTCATGGTCAGGCTATACAAGCACAGGCACATTCTTTAGGTATAGACAATGTAATGTTACTTCCTAAAGATGGAGATTCTACATTAGTTTCAGAAATTTCAACACAAACATTAACAAATAAAACTTTAACTTCACCAAAAATAAATGAAAATGTAGCAGTAACTGCAACAGCTACAGAAATAAATATATTAGACGGTGTAACTTCAACAACTGCTGAATTAAATATTTTAGATGGTGTTACATCAACAGCAGCAGAGTTAAATATATTAGACGGAGTAACATCTACAGCAGCTGAATTAAATATATTAGATGGTGTAACTTCAACAGCTAGTGAAATAAATATCATAGATGGAGATACATCAGCAAGTTCTACAACTTTAGTAGATGCAGATAGATTAGTTGCAAATGACGCAGGTACTATGAAACAAGTAGCATTAACAGATGTTAAAACATATTTAAGTAGTGCAGGATTTAGTACAGATGAT